GCAAATGCAATTAGTAATAGTATTGATTCGTCTTTAACATCTTTGGCCCAATGTGGAATTTGTACTCTCATAATTTGTTTTGTTATATTATTTATCTAACTCTTGTAGGCGCATCTGTAATGCAAAGATCTCGTGGTATATAGATTTCATCTGTGCTTTAACTGAGATACACCATTCATATTCCTCGTAACCCTCTAACTGTTCTAATAAAGTATCTGTGTACTGTGTTAATGCCATACGTATCATTTCTAGTTCTGATAGTTTATCTTTGACATCAGTTATGGCTTCTTTAATAGTCATACCGTAGGTATACCAAAACCAATCTTTACTATCTGCATGGTGACAGAATATCTCTGCTTCTATTATCAGGTCTTTGTATGGATCAAAGAAGTCTGCTTGTTTATTTTTACGTTTCATATTGTTTATATCGTATTTATTTGTTTTGTTTAAATATCGAGTTTGGTTACATTGTTACAATGGTTACAGCGTTTCCCCTTCCCCCTTCTTTCTATTCCCCCTAACTAAAGGGGATGGTAACAATGTAACCAAATGCTCAAAAAGTACTCTGATGACTCCCAATGTTGACCTTTTTTGGTTACCATTTTGGTTACAATTTTGGATTTATGTTGAATTTTTGTAACCAAACTAAGCTTTTATATTCCCTGTGTCAAAAATATCTACTTCCAAATTAAATTGGCTACGTTCTACTTTGATAAATCTGGCTTGTCTTCTTAACTTAAAGTAGTCAGTACCAGGTAGTAAATAGTGCTCGCCTTTATTTATTCTATTTGGTGTTCTATCAGGCATCTGAGCTCCTAACTTTTCTCGTAGAAATATTTTAATATCAGATTTACTAGGTTCCTTTCTACCCCATTCTACTGCTTGCATTAGATCATCTATCTTAAAGCAACATACCTTTCTAGCTTTGTCATTTAAGAACCAATCTTCTAAGTGTTCTACTAAAGTTGAATTAGCATCTGATACATTATCACCAACTAATTTACTATTACCTTCAGTATATAAGACTTGTCTTGGTAACCAAAACGTACCATCTTGTTTCTCTGAATACTTCATTTCTCTGTTTAATAAGAAGTGTAAATAATGATTAACCTCTTGTTGTATCTTAGTCATAAACATTGGATCCATATCCTTTTCTGCAATCGCTGGTACTTCTCTAATCCAATAACGACGATCTGAATCCTCGAACGACATAAAGTTAGTATCATTAGTAGTAATCAAAAACTTACCATGGAAAGCAGACTCAATAGCATCTGTGTTCATACGTCTAACACTAACATGAGGAGTAGTAATAAAATCTCTAATGTTTCTACTCATCTTTTTTGGTTGGTTAAAAGCAGGCTCATCTAAATGTATCAAGAGACGATCTGCCCAAATACTATTGTATTTTTCTTCAAACTGATCTGCTCTTAGTTTAACATAGTTAGCTTCAAACATATGTGATTCTAAGACTGCTAATGCAGATTTTGCTGTACCTTGTGTATGTGAATAAAGTACACGCGCGAATAGTTTATGTTTAGGATGACGCATCATAATAGTATGATAGTCGTAGATCTCTTCTAATTGATCTGCTTCTACACCATTAGCACCATACAAGTGATTAAGTAATTTATGTATAGTTGGCCATTCACCTGCTTTTGGATTCCAATCTACTTGATGATATAAATTCCATTGATCACCTACTGTTTGTTGGTAATCATCACCATGTCCAGGTTCTGATACAAAACCTCTAAATACTGGTAAGTCCTCATAATCAGTTTGTCTAAATCTTAATTGTTTAGTCCAAGTTCTATCATTAATTTTGAGACTAGTATTTAGTTTACGAGGATCTGCATAATCTAAACAATATACTTCATTATTAATGTAGACGTAATTAGTCAATGTTCTATAAAAATCTTGTTTTGTCATTAGCGTTTCATTTTATTTAGGAATACTTCTTCTGCTCGTTGCTGTGCAGCAATCTTATCTGTTTTACTAAGTAATGGTTTTTTGTTTAACTTAGCACACCAGAACTTATGTATCATCTCATGCATCTTAGGTGTATCAGTGTTGGCTTTTACATGTTCTATAACTTTACTAACAGCATCGTATTGATTCTTAGTAAATTTAACCTTACCATCTATTTCTGATTCTTTAAGATTAGTAATCATACCCATTAATTTAAAGTATCTAATACAATACTGTAAAGACTCATTATCAATTGGTGATTGATTATACACAGCATCAAAATACTCTGGTTTACATCGAGTTCTTGACCATTCACAATTCTGTTTGATAGTATCTAATGTAAGTGGTCCTGCTTTTTTAGCTTTAATAACTGACCATACAATGGCTTTACCAGTCATACTATAAAACCAATATGCATCTACTTCTTGTATTGCATCTGGTGTTTCCATTATCCATTTGGCTACATAGCCTTCGGCTTTTTCTTTTAGATATTCCATAATTAGGCTACGTTACAGATATACCATCCGTGTTTTTTTGGACAACGATAAATCACTTCTTGTTCAAATAACTTATGTATGTGTCTTTTAATACTAGTTAATGAATATCCAGATATACTAGCTAAATCCGCTAATTGAAATCTAAACTGACCTCTAACACTATTATCTTGATCTTCTAAATTATTACCTTTAGCATCATTATTAATAGCTTCAAACATTACTAAATGTGCTAGCGCTATAACTATAGGATTCTCACCTTCTACACTCATTAAATGAGCATTAGCATTTATCCAAATCTCAGTATTGTTTTTGTATACTGGTTCCATCATAGGTTGCATAGCTGTACGCAACTCTGATCTAAGACTTTCGATAGATTCGATAAGATCTTGTTTTACTGTTACTCCGTCTAAGAAGTAATTTGTTTCTTGTTCTGTCATAATATTAATTTATTTGTTTGTAACTTCGTTGTTACATCTGTTATACCACTAAGAAATATAAAGTTTCACACTGGTATTAATTAATATATATATCATTGACATTTGAAAAAAAAGTCATGTGTATGAAACAAAAAAAGAAATGGATATATAAACAGTATACTTATCATCTTAGATTTGTGAGGACTTAGCTAAATTGATTTGTACATAATTTTTGTCAGGTGGCTGATTACCACCATGTTTTATATTTATTTAGGAGAGGGTTGACTTGCCAGTTGACCCTCTTTTTTGTGCATAAAAAAAGGGTAACATTTCTGTTACCCTTTCTGGTTTAATATATGTATCGATTATGAAATTCTAATCTTCAATGCACCTGAAGTATGATATACACCACCTAAAGGTACTCCCGATGCAGCGGCTGCTGCATCATCTGCGAAGTTAATGTTTAAGTAGTTTTGTATTTCTAACAACTTAATACTTAAAGTATCACTGTATGCTGCTGTAATTCCATCACCTAGTGCTATGGCACCATATGCAGTACTATTCGCAGAATTTCCAATTGCCACACTGGCACCTCCAGATGCTGTACTGTTTGCTCCAATGGCTGTACTAGAACCACCTTGTGCAACACATGAACGCCCAATTGAAGTATCATTTGAATTAACTGCATCAGAATCATTTCCATATGCTTGAGATTCTAAACCAGTTGCTTCACAACCTTTACCCACACTGGTACTTTGAGTTGAACTTGCAACCGAGGCATCCCCTATTGAAATCGATTGACCACCTGAAGCATTTGCTGGAGTACCAGTTAAACTAGCAGCTGACTGCATAGAGTTTGCACCTGATCCTGCTTCTAAGCCTGCAGCTCCACCACCACCAACTCCAACTACTGTTGCTCCTGTAAAATCTACAGTTCCAGATGGGAAGTTGATTTGGTTTGTTTTAATTTCCATATTGATGGCATTACCTGCACCATCTGTTATTCCTTTTGCAGTACCACTTATAGCGGCATTGTCTGTTGTTTTGAGTAAACCTTCGTAACTCGTATTAATTGCATTTCCTGTTAAAGTTGCCATATCTTTGTGTTATTTGTTTTTTTATGAATAAATTGGTGTTATACTATCAATCAGTCCGTGGAATGTATCTGCACTGTCACTATCAGCTAATCTTAGTTGTATTAAAAAATCTGAATCACATGCATTAATCCATGCCATTGATCTAGCACTATTAGTTACAGTTGAATCGCTATATAAAGTAGATGCAAAGTTTACATTACCTAGAGATTGATTATATGATCCACCAATTGGTGTTGTTACTTGAAAACCAGATGCTTGTCCAGATATTTTCTTATATCTAAATGTAACTCCAGTTAAACGTTGACCTGCATTTCCTGCTGGAAAAGCTGCGATAGTACAACCACTTACAAATCCAGCATAAGATATACCTTTTGTTTGAACTAGTTCTAAACAACTATTACCAGTTTCTTGATCTACTAAATTTTGTTTACTAAAGATAGTTCCATTATCAGAGGTCCATAAACCATCTGTATCTTCGAATGTTTGACCAGCATTTGATAGTGTTGCTGGTTGGGAGGCTACTGCCACAGTTGCAAAATCAGCATCTTTTATACTATCACCTGATGGTAACTTAACATATGAATTACCATTGACAGCGTTATCACTACTATTTAGAATAAAACAAATAGGAGTGTCTGATGCTGCTTTACCATTTCTAACTACCTTTAAAGTATCTGCTACTACTTGTCCTACACCACTCATAATAGTTGGTGTTTTGTAATAAGTAGCACTACCATAATCTGCACTATCAATACCCATTATGACAATGTCTCCTGAAATATTGTAATTATATGATTGGTTAAGCAGAGTAGCGGCTCCAAAATCATTACCATTTTGTGAATAACCAACTAAACCTTTGGCAATACCACCACCTCTTTCCATCTTTCTATCTCTGTTAACATTGATATAAAGTTTTTGTGGTGCCATATTACTTATTGCTTCGTCTCCTTGGTTAGAGTAAACCATATAGTTTTTATCCATAGGTGCACCATCACAATCATTTATATATAATGGAGTTGATCCATCTGCTAATGGTCCTGCATAGAAACCTTGGTCACCTGCACCTGCTTTAGCATTTAATAAAATAATATTAGTTGCATATGCGTATTGACCAAATTGAACTCTGATACCATTTTCGTATTTACAAAATGCTAAGTTTCTAAATAATGGCGATAAACCATCCCAGTTACCAATACCAGCACCACTTACATTCATATCGAATTTTGTTCCAGATCTACCACCTACACTAACTCCTCCGTTAACCCAGTATGTATAACCTATAATAGAAGTAAATGTAGCATCATAACCACATTCTACTACAGCTCCACTAAAATCTGCAGTTATGTTTTCTTGTGTAGTATAACTGTCAATAACATCATTTACTTTTGTAATAGTAACTGTTAAACCAGTTTGATTTGGATAGATGTGATAGCCTCTTGTAGTTAAAGTAGTTGCAGTAATTGCTTCTACTTCTGTATGCATCCAACCATTAAATTCTACACCGTCTGTAATATTAGGTGAAATGATAATAATATCGCCAACAGATAAACTACCAGTTAAATCTGAACCAGTTGTTATTTGATTAGTTCTTTCTAAAGTAGCAAAACTAGCAGCAGTATCTACATCCGTAGTAGTAGAACCAACAACTTTAATTAAATCGCCAGTAGTTGCACTCGATGTTGTAAGAGCATGACTAATAGTCTGCCAAGGTGTTCCTGTACTACCGTCACCAGTAGAATCAGAACCTGTTAAATAATTTACGTGATAATTAGCCATTGAGTTCTTGTATTTTTATGCGTGTTAATTGATCTATTTCAGTTATAGATAAACCAGTTACATCATATGTATAATAGTTTGTTGATTTATCTGTAACTACACCTTCATCTACTACTAATACTTCTTCAGTAATAACTAGATTGTGTATTTGTGTACCATCTACTGTTAATGTACCTTGGTTAAGGTTTGCGTAGTATGGTGCGTCTGTGTAATTGTAATCCATATTATAGAGTTTCTAATTTATTTGTTAATAATCCGTTACTAAATTCTGTTCTTGATAATGGGTTACTAACTACATTGTAAAATATACCATTAGCAAATTCTGTTACAGGATCTACAGTTCCTGGTACAAATACTTCTATGTAATTTGTTTTAGTTTCAGTATCTGTTGCACCTGTTTTAGATGCTGTTAGAGACACTGAATATAAACCAGAAGTATTATATACTATTGCAGGATTCTGTGTACTAGATGTAGCTGGTGTACCTCCTGTTGTTGTCCAAGCCCATTGTGTTGGGTTACCTGTTGATGTATCAGTAAATGTAACTGTATCACCTTCAGTTGGAGTTGTATTATTTGCACTAAAGTCTGCAGCTATAGGTACAACTGTAACAGTCATATAGTTAGGAACTGTTTTAACATTCGAACCTTGTGCATTTGAAACATCTAAACTAACTTCATAAGTTCCAGGTGTATTGTATACTACTGATGGATTCTGTGCGTTAGATGTAGATGGTGTAGCTCCATTGAATCCCCATGACCAACTAGTTGGTAAGCCAGTTGAAGTATCAGTAAATTGTACTGATTGTCCTTCTACTATAGTTACAGAATCAGATGTAAAATCTGCAGTAGGTACTACTGGTGTTCCAATATCCCATACTCTTGCTTCTGCTTCCCAATTATTTGTATCTTGATCCCATATAAATGGTATACTTGGTGCAGCATTACATGCAGTATCTGCAATTGCAAACCACCAACTTCCATTTAAAGGTTGTGAGATACCATAATAATCTGCTAAAGCTATTACATAAGAACCATATAATGGTTGAGTAATACCTAATTGATTACAAAGTGCAGCAATCCAGCTACCATTTACAGGTTCAGTTGCTCCTAAATAAATAGCTGCAGCTGAAACCCATGTTCCTCCTGTTGGTGTTGTAATAGCATTACTACTAATACATTGTGCGTAATCTCTTGTTGCTAATTGTATATCCATCTATATTGAAATATAATTTATTAGTTAGTTGTTTCCTTTTAGTTTGCTAACAGCATCTATTACAGATTGTCCCCCTATGTAACTAGTTGCAATAATTACCCAATCTGATGATGTAAGATCACCAAAGAGTGCAAGAGCTGTTGCTACAACGAAAACAAACAGTTTTTTACTTAACCAACTATTTAGTATTTTGTCCACTTTTCCCATTTTTAGATAGAAATATTTTTAATTTTGTGATGTTAGATCGTGTCGGCTTAGTTGCACGAGGAACAATCGGGGTCACAGTCTGTACCGCAATCTGCATATATCCAAAGGTTGTTTTGATTTCTTAATAGTGGTATGTTAGTTTGTAGACCACTAAAATATTGATCTGTTTTATCTGGCATCATACCATCTGTACCAGGATTTGTATACTCTGGGAACATATTAGGATTATCTCTAAAGAACTCTACTAAACGAGTAGCATAAAACTCTGCAGTATCTAATACAGTCTGTCTGAGGTATCTTAGTTCTTCTAGAGTAGTAGGTGCAGTCTCTTCTGATGTACCATTTACAATACCTTGATTAACTACTTTATATTTAATACTAGGCAAGATCATATACAATGCATATTGCATTAGGGTTTTACCAACATAATCATTTAGTAATAACTTTTCGTCTGTATTTAAGTCATTAGCTATTATACCAGCCTGTAATCTTGCATATAATTTAGATCCAACTAAATTTTGAATGTAGATATCACTCGCTTGTAATATATGTGGTGTAATCTCATTTAGTCGAACATTGTCATCTAACTGAGTCCACTGCTTTAGTCTTTGTTCTGATACTAAAAGTACTTGCTGTGCCATATTAATCGTTTGCTATGTTTGTTATATCTTCTTCAACAGCAATATCATCTGCATCAGTACCAATAATCATAGGAACTGGTTCCACAGCTAATCTTACGTTCAAGCCATATAAGTTTAGTAAGTAACCAAATGTATCGATTACTTTAGTTTGTTTCGGTCTTACTACTGTATTCATAAAGTGTGAATAAGCTGTAATAATTTCATCTGCATTTGATGAGAAACCAGATGCATCTACAACTCCCAACAATTTTGGTGATGTCACACGGTGGGCCGTGAGTATGCGGCTAACTGTCCTGGCATCGACTAGAAGATAATAGTCATCATTTGCTGATTCTATTGGAGTTACTTCCATTTCCTCACCAGGTCTAGAGAAACCTAAGAAGAATCTACCAGCATTCTCTTCACCAGTAAATGTGTTTTCTATTTCTCTATAGATGTCTGCACGCTCTTCTGGATTTGGTATACCATTTCTAAATTGAATAAACATAGATGGTGAAAGACCATTAGAAATATTAGCGTTGTGGAATCTAGCAATACGAGCATCTAATTGAATGTCATTCATTGCTGACACATAAGGAGGTAAAGGATAAACATCTTGACCTGGCTGATATGTTTTACAGTAATATATTTGAGATGCACTATCACCTTTAGTATTAGTTACATCAAATGCTGCATACTCTACTGGTTTGTATTTTCTAACATTAGTCCAATCAGATGAGAAAAAGTAACTTGTAACTTTATCTTCGTCATTTGGAATAGCAGATCTTACGTTAGCAAATGGCAAATGATGCATTTCAGCAATGCGAGTACCTTCTTTATTCCAAATAACATTCATTGCATATCCACCAAATAGTGTATAATCTAATGCTATTTTGTTAAAGACTTCGTTGATAGTTTCACCATCAGAGTTTATGTACTCTGTACCATAATCTATAATACCTTCACCAACAATACCATCTCTAATTGCATTAATACAAGTAGCATTAATTGCTGATGTATCATATAAATCAATAATAGTTTGTGGAAATAAATTATCACCACCGAATCTCATGTATTCTTTACCTCTTACTTCTGAGATAACTGGTAATTCTATAGCTGTAAAGGTTTGTCCTTTGATAGCATATAATTGTTCTGGGTTTCTTGTGCTCATATTATGTTTTAATAATTTGGTCTAAAGTATGTATCTGCCTCTCTTTGCTCATTATTTGAGATGTAAGGCTTAGTGTCCATTTCACCACCTGGTTGGAATATCAATCTAATTAGGCCTTGATTACCTATGCCTATTGTAGGTTTATCTGTAGGTCCAAGTGCTGGTGTTGTACAAAATTGATAGAATCCATTTCTATGTTGATCAGCAAAATTAGGAATTGAACTTGTATCAACCCACCAACTACTGTATCTATCATTTGATACTGGTGTATAATTTGTAGATAATGGAAATGGTCCTAACCACTCTTGTGTGTTTAAAGATCTAAACCACGTCCACAGTGTTGGAGTACCACTTTGGAATATTGTAATAGGTCCATTCCAAAACATTTCAAATTCTGGAGAAGGTCCTGCTGCTGATACGTATGCTGTCATATTTGATAATTATGTTTATCTAATAGGAAATATAAAAAACTGTAAAGTTGTAAGAGGTATATATACTATATGATAAAACATATAAAATTTGGTGCATATGAGTGCATGAGTCAACCAATACAAGGTTTAGACGATGATTTAGTACAAGATTTATTAAATCAAATCAAACAATTAAATTGGACTGATTATGAGTTATGGACACATGGAAGTATTCTAGGCACAACAGCAGCCAATGATATAGATTTTACTATTATTGGACCACATGATGTAGAGAGAGTCTCTGAGTTATTAGAGGGATGTGTTAGATTAGGTTATGAACGTAATATCCAAACAGATACTAAATATCTAGTAGAAGGTCATTTATATGATGCAGAATTAGGGCATCCTCAATGTAACATAGAAGCACACTATAAACCAGAAATCTGGATCAATGGTACTACATATAAATATGGTGTGTTAGTAAATGGTTTATGGTGTACTGAAAGACATTGGCCAATGGCTAAATCAGCACCGTATTCTCCAAAACAATTGATATAAAAAAAGGGTAACATTTCTGCTACCCTTTTAGTTTTATTAAGTTAGTTAAAGACTTATGCTTCAACTATACTTCCTGTAACTTCGAATGATGGTTGAGTTTCCATTGCCGATATAGTTAATTCGATCCCAGATCTATCTCCATACGCCACACCTGATACAGAAGTACCTGCTGTCATGTATGCATTTCTTTCAACTCCTACTGACCAATATTTACCGTTATTGTCTTTAAAGACAACAACCATTTCATTGTTCTGAGATAGTAATAAGATTTGATCTCTTATAGCTGCATCTCTTTTGTTAAGAATCATTGTTAATGCTTGATCGTAAAATAATGTACCATTTTCTTGTGATACATTGATAGTTTCTGTGAATGAACTAGTTTGTCTTGGAACTTCAAACTCAAAAAAGTCACTAGGTGTAAGTGCTGAACCCGCAACTGTAATCGCTGTAATAGTTCCAGCTGACTCAGTAAAAGACTCTGCAGGACCATTTGCGATATAAATCTTTTCGATTCCTCCATTTTGGTCCACACAATCTAGGGTTACTCCCTGGGTGATGTTACATGCCATAGTATTTTCTTGTTTTTTTAGTTTGTTAAAAACTAGGAGCCGAAGCTCCTAGTCTTGAATTAATTTGGCTATTATGCCATATCGTTTGTAGCGAAAAGGTTTACTTCACCTACACCAACTCCCATTCTGAAAGCTGCTCTAAATTTAACAACATCAGCTGCTTCATCATAGAAGAATCTAAAGTTATCTAATTCATCAGTTAAACCTGTTGCAGCAAGGATCATTTTCCCTGGTCCAGCAAATTTGTAATCAGATCCTACAAGACCTGAAGACTTAACTACAGTGATATTAGTTCCAGGTAAGATAACTACATCGTTACCAGATACTGAATCATAGTGGAATAAGTTAGAAGCAACTAAACCTCTTACTAAAGCTCTATAAGCATCAGGAGAAACAACCATAATCAAGTCATCTCTATCTTTTACTGCTTCATCAATTGCATCATATAAGTCTAATGCTTGCTCAACTGCGTTAGTTGCAGTCCATGCTGCTGGTACACCACCTTGTAAGTTAGCTCCGTTTGCAGATGTAATCTGTGCTTTTAATCCAGTTGCACCACCAGCGAAACCATTGATTAAGAATCCTTCTACATACTTAGTTAATTTATCTGAGTAAGATTGAGAGATTACTTCTTCAAAA